CGCCCTCCACGACTCCCTCCAAGTCCGGCACACCCTCCACGACTCCCTCCAAGTCCGGCACGCCCTCCACGACTCCCTCCAAGTCCGGCACACCCTCCACGACTCCCTCCAAGTCCCCAACGCCAACAAGAACATCTTAGAACCCCATAAATATAGCCCCCACATCCATTCCAGCCTTTCATAAACGCTGAAATGGATATTATCATCCGCTCCTCATTAGAGCCCCACACCAAACGCAAAAATCCGCTCGACCGTCTTCGAGTTCAACAGATCCACAAACGCCTTCGGCAATTCCTCCTTCTTCAGAATCCCCGGAGCCTCCACATCCGTAACAAGGAGCGACGGCCCTTCAGCCCTCACCACGAATATCGCGTACCCGATCTCCTGATCGCGCGCCATCCGCTTACCCAGAATTTTCGGCGGATCTTCGCGAATATCAATCTGCACGATCGGATGTCTCGCCTTCCGCACGAGCTTCCCCAAAGCCTCGCTCGTCAGCACCGTCGCGTTAGAAGCTAACCCAATGGCCTCCAGCGTTGTCCCAAATAAGCCCACGAACGGCTGAAAGTTCCCCGTAGCTGAAGGATACATCCGCACTCGCGCCGTCAACGGATCCCCCTCTCCCAAGATTCCCTCCACGATCTTCGGAAGAGCCGTCATCTCGTTCAGTGCCCCCAACGGCTTCCTGTCCTCCTCCGTCTGCTCTCTCCGCATCTCCTCCAAGTACAGCGGCTTCTCTTCCGCCGTCTTGGACCACTCTTTTCGCAACATATCCGTCCACGCCACGGACTTCTCCGGAAGAATGTACTGATCGTCCATGCGTATAGGATTATCAATCGCAGCCAACTGAGAAACCCGCTGTTCAAAGATCTCTCTCCGCCGATTCCCAAATCGTATGAGCTCCTCTATGAGGCGCCGAAGAAGCACCTGCGCCGTAGAGACGCGACCCTGCCCATCGTCCTTCTCCTTCCGAGCGTGTATGAGGCACTTGCCCGCATCCTCCTTCCATTCACACATATTACTACACTCGTCCTTCTTCCGTGTAAGACAGTCCACACGAAGCAAACTTATTTGCCGCGGCTCCTCATCTTCCGTCTCCGCGATCCACTTTTCCACGATCGGACCAATATGGATCTCTATGCGCTTCCGCTTCTCGAATAGCGGCAGATCGCGATTCACGATGATTCCCTGCAATTCACTCCGCAGCTTCGCCCCACCCTCCGTCGTACTGAGCCAGTTCGAAAACGTAATACGCAGATGCTCGAAACTCTCCGTCATCTCCTTCTTGTTGATCTCCGATATCCCGTAGATCTCCTCCAAGGAGCTCGTCGACTCCACTACGATCCGCTTGTTTATAGACCACTCCATTTCCTGGACGACGCGCGGCGACTTCTTATCAGGGAAATCATAGGCTGCCGACCCCTCCTCAGGAGGACTCACAGGAATATACAGGCCATTCTTGAGCTGCACGGCCTCTATCTTCTCCGTCCCCGCGCTCTTTATAGAGCGCTGGATCGCATACAAATCGGAGAAGTGCGGGTCAATATACTTCTTATAGAATTCGACCACCTGATTCATCGGCGCCGGCTCAAAATCGTCCCAGTCGAATACGATCCGCGTGTCCAAAACGAGCGTGAATTGCGGCCGCTCTTCTCCGCCCATACGGTCCGGCGTTTCCTGGTGATACGAATAACTGATACCGTCCTCAATGACGGGCACGGCGACGTTCTTGTTCTTGTCCGTCCGATATATGAGGGCCGCCACGTGATTATAGGAGTCACGCAACAGTCCGTACAGGGAAATCTCCTCGTATTTCTCCAGAATGTTCTTCACGCGCAACAGAGGGATGACCTTACGTGAATTCAACCCGAGACTGCTGGCGTAAATTCCGAGCCCGCCCGAATTCAGCGAACACTGGCTCTTGAATTCCTTGAGACGCTCCTCCAAGACGGGCGGCCACACCTCCTTCCGCCCCACAGAGAACGAGAAATTCGCCTGATTCGTGTCGTCCTCTGAGAGGACGTTATTGTTATAATAGAAAATCGGCTCCCAATTTCCGAATTGATCGTGCAAGAGGTAGGCAATATCCATGCGCAGATAATTCTCGTTGTTCAGCGGATAGGGAGGGCAGCGCGTCTTCAATTCGCCACTCGCCGTCACCTCTAGGACAATAAAAAGTACTCCTGGGCGCCGGAATTCACGGTAGGCCGCCTTTTCGAGCATATACTTCCGCGTTCCGACATTCATGATCCCTGGAAGAGAGAAGAGGTGTGCGAAGTGCCGGTAGTGTTTCACAGTCGTATTGGATTGTAGCCACCAGATGAATCGGTCATAAGACAGGAAGGCGCGCCGGACGAGATCCCTGTTCTTCGCGAACGAGTAGGGGGCGATCTTGAGTTCCGTGAACGCCCATAATTTCAACTCCTGATCCGTGGGCTTCCCCTTGGAGAGGATCCGGGGGACCCACATGGGATCGTACATTTCCAGCATGAGATTCCCGAAATTCAGCCCCAGAAACAGTCGCGGCTGTATGAGATCGGACAGGAAATCTTTGAAGTCCTCGACGGAATTGAATCGGAAAATGGGGGCGACGGCGGCCAGAAAGGAGTCGGGGCGCTGGCGATTGTCGACGCCTACACGGAGGAATCCCTTTGAATTCGGAATGAGTTTCTGGTTGCCCGAGCGGCTGACGAGATCGATCGTGTTTTGGGAGAAGTATTCGTTCAAGAGCGGGGGGAGAAGACCGATCTGCGGGGCCGAGATCTCCATGGTCTTTCCGACGTCGCCCTCCTCTACGAACGCACCCGTCTTATCTCTGCGGATCTTCTTGAATTTGCGGAGGGCCGGGTCCAGCGGGGCCTTTTCCATGCCGGAAATGTAGGCCGTGCGCGCCTGGAGAATGGTCTCCTCGTAGGACACGGTGATTTTCTGGATCATCTCCTCGGACGGCTGATCGGACTGGAACTCGGCGGGCGGAGGAGCATCCGGGTCCGTGGGGGCCTCTGCGTTAGCGCGGGCCACGAATTGCTCCTTGGACGGCTCCGGAAACTGGGGGTCGCCGATACGGAGAGGCTGATCCTCTAGGAAACAACAGGGCAAATAGAAGCCGTCAGGGTGATTCGTCTTTTTCAGGAAGCGCACGTAGAGGTGTCTGGCGTCCGTCGTGCCGCTCTTGACGATGCGCTCCAGGATCGTCTCGTTCACACCGGGATATTTGCGATTTTGAATGATTTTTCCTTCGCACATGGGGCAGGAGGGGACGCTCGGATCAAGCTTCGTTTTACGGACGGATCCATCGGGATTTTTCACGTAGTAATTCTTGCGGAGGGCGGGGCCCCTGACCTCTACTTCGCGGACCATCATCTCGTCGCGAACACAGTAGTATTTACAGCACATGTAGTAATTCTGTTCGGACGGCGATGTGCCGTATTTCATAATCGTATAGTACTCCATCTTCGTCGGATCCGCGTCGTAGGCGTCCTTTTTGGCGTCTTTTGGGAGGGGGAAAATGTAGAAGCGTATTATCCCCTTGCTTAGCTCATCGTCGTATTCATCTTTCATTCGTTTAAATTGTTCGGGGGTGAAACTGGCGGGCTGTCGGACGAGATTGGAATTGCACTGCGAGACGTATTTTCTCGTGCCGGCCTCGGGCGTATACTCAAACAATTTGCGATCCACGTCCTTCAGACGGGCTGAAAAGTATTCGGCGACACTTTTCAGCTGTACGTCCTGTCTCGGTTTTATGGGGGCTAGAGCAACGGGCTTAGGAACATCCGCAGCAACCTTCGGAACAGCAGCAGCAGCCGGCGGTATAGGAGCATCCTCCTCCTCTGCACCATCTAATGTCTCCTCTTTAGCTTCTTCTGCATCACCCTCCATCATCAGCTCCGTCAAATACTCTGGATATTCCTCTTCTGCTGCACCCTTTTCCGGAACACTCTTGAAATTATTATTCGCTTCAGCCTCAGCTTCAGCCTCAGCCTCCCCAACGCTCCTAAAGTTGTTCTCGCTCTCATCGGTCGCTCCACTCCTAGCCTCACTCTCCTCCTCCCCCACCGCAAATTGGCGCATGTCCTCCTCCGTCACCGTGAATTCCGAAACGGGCAGACTAAACATGATCGACAGGAACGTAATGATCCTCTGCACGGCCTCCATGGAGTCCGCGCGGTAAATATGAAAATAATAGGTCGGGTGTTTCGCAAAAATGGCAATATCCACTCCGGGATTATTGTACAGCGTATAGTCCTTCGTGTCCGGATTGACAGCGACAACTTCCGCCGACTTCTCCAGCTTCTTCGCAATCTGCTCCGTGGCCTCCTTCATGGAAATCTGAAATTCGTCCGCGACCGTGTTGACCCTCGCATTCAGATCACCCTCCGTGTGTATAGGGTGCAGCGTGAGGAGCTGCGTAATAAACGTCTGGATTCTGTCCTCACGATTGAAGTTGCTAACGAGCTTGTAGCGCAACATGATCATCGGCTGAACGCCCTCTATCGGCAGTATTTCCTGGAAGACTGCCGCGAACAGGGGCAGCTTCTTACGTATAATGGCCCCCGTATAAGGCTCCTCAATAATGTCCTTGAGATTCACCCCGAATGTGAAGAAACCCTTGCGCAGCTTAGGCACGTATCTCAGATGCGTAAACGGCTCCAAGGCACCCTGCACGACTTCCCCTAAGGTAGCCAGGTCCGCGAACGGATCCAACTTCTTCAGCGGCCTCGGGGGCTCTATTGTGATATCGGCCGTCCCGTCATCCAGAGTACGCAGAGTCATATACATCGGTATCGTGTTCCCACCCAGCTTCTTCAGAAAGATCTTCGTCATCAAATAGTCCCGCTCCGGTGTCGGATTCTTCTCTTGGGACCATGTGCTGAGGAGCCGGGGGTTATCCAGATTCGGTTCATTACTCGGCAACATATGAACCTTGCTGATGGGGGTGTTTTCAACCGGCATGAGGCGCATATAGGGTCGCCGCCCGTTCACGGGCACTTCGTAGAAGAGTACCTCGACGCCCGGAATGGTTACGGGCTTCGCAAAACTCAGAAGGAGATACTGAATTCCGGAAAGAGTTAGCGGATAAATTGGCTGCCCCGAATTCAGAATTTGCCCGAGGCGTCGGAAGAACGCCGCCCGCACGAGGATATAGTCGGCCAGCTTCTTCCCCTGCGCCTTCTGTTGCGGAGTGACTGTCTTACTCGTCTCCACAGACAGATTCGGAAAGTACGGATAGAGTCGCCCGTTCCAATCCTGTTCGCTCACCGGCCGCGAACCCGGAATGAGTCCCTCCAGAAAGGAATAGAAATACGCCTGTAGGACGGGGATGGTCGTTCCGAATTTGTCCTCGATCGTCGTACGCTCCATACTCGTCCGCCGAACATCGCGCCGGTCCCCGTTGGCGTCGACGAACTTCGCGTCGGCGGATATTTTCCCGGAGGCCAGCGCGACAGGATTGTACAGAACGACACTCTTGGACGGATCCATGGAGGCCGACCAGTTGTAGTCGATCGTTTCCATTTTAGTACCGAACACGGGGCGGCCGAGAAACACGAAATCGGGGTGGGCCCTGTCGGAGCGGCGGAATTTGTTATAGAGTGCGAGTTTCACATCAAGTAGTGTAGAAAAGGGGAATATGTTGTCCAGAATGATCTGTTTCGGTTCGCTGCCGGGGGTGTCATACACTTCCACGGTGATTGTACCGGCCGGTGCGGCCTCGGAGAAGAACGATTCAACAGACGTCGGTCCAAGAATATCCCCTATGAATGTTTTAATATCTGTCGTCATACCCTATTTTTACATCGGGAAAAGTCAGAGGCAAATCAGCGTGTCACCTTTCCGACGGAGAAGTCCGTGCCGTCTTTAGAGGGGTCATACGTCGGCTCGTCCGTTATTTTCATTCCACAGTAGGAGACGGGTTGTGACGAGAAATTCTGCGGAGTGTATATGCCGATCGCCTCCGCCTGCTCGAGAAGCCAGGCAAAGTTGTTCCAGAAATCGGGCCCGTGTCCGACCGTTTTCGTGATAATATGGCCCATTTCGTGAATGGCGACGAAGGTGACGATATTCTCGTTGACAAGCGACTCGTCACCCCCCTCTCGTTGACGCAGACAGAAGTGCACGGACTCCCCCTTGTTGACACTGAAACTCGTGAAATCGTCGTCGGGAGTAGATTCGCCCAGCCGATGCGCCTCCGCGTCGAAATTCCTGGCGAGCTGTTTCACTTGGGGCTTATCGGGGAATTTCTCCTCCACGTGCAACTTCAGCTTCTTCATCTTGAGTCGTATGCGGGCCATTAAATCGGCCGCCTCCTGCTTATCGGCCATGTCGCGAACCTCGTAATTCTGTCCGTCCACTCGGCTCTTGACAGTCACCATTCGGTACTTGCTCAGTCCGAAAAAGTGTTTTGTCTTGTTCATCGCATAATTCAATGACGCAGATAAGTCACCCATCTATTGTTAAACGAAGATATCCCAGTGTGGGAAATTCTCGTTTGACATCTCCTATAAAAACGCTCAGGCGATCTCAAGAGCACGACGGTTCACGTCGGGCTCGATGGTCGGCACGTTGAAAACGGACACGGGCACCTGGGGATTCGCCGGCTCCGATCTGAGCTGGTAGTTGGCATTCCGGAGAGTTTGTCCAACCGTGTTTACGCCGATGAGGGCGCCGGCGGAGAGGAAGTTCTTCCCCTTCAGGCTTCCAGTGCCCATCGGGTTCTGCTGCGCCCAGATGCTGTTGGGATCCTTGGGAAGGAGCTCACCGGGAGTGAGCTGGTCGCGGGGATAGCAGCCAGAGGGGGCCTCGGCGTTCCCGAAATCGGCCGGGCCGGACGGAGACGGAAGTGCGCTAGGAGCATTCATCACGGCAGCCGTATTCGTTGAACCGGGCATGCTAGTAGCACCGGCAGGGACCGCCGTGTTGGAGGCGGCGGACAGAGTCGCTGTGCCCTGGAAGGCCTCCTTGCGAGCTCTGAAGATGCCGGGCTGCAGGTAGGCGATCGAAACAACGGCCACGGCGAGAGCTGCTAAAACAAACAGGGGAGGGAGGTTACCTTTGGAACCGGCCATTCGTGCTTCTGTAATAGACAGGCGTATTTTTTTGGTTGAAGCCGGGGTATTAATCTGGACCGAACGATGAGTCCGTGTCGGATCCACCCTGATCGCCGCCCACGTCTCCATACCTCTCGGTATAACGCAGAATCAGCTTGTAGAGGCGCTCCCTAGCGAGTTCGTACTGGATTTGTGCCTTTCGTACTTTACGCTGGTATTCCGATTTCGTCGTTTTATGGAGAACCATAAGTATCTGATTCGAACCGTAGGGAACTTCCACGGAGGAGCTGTCGGAGGGAATTACTTTCTCGACGATCTCATTCTGCTCCCCCGATCGGAGTACCCAGTGAATAGTGTAGATACCCATGTCGAGGGAGATGTGTTCGGGACACCATATTTGGTGTACCTCAACTGGAATATCTTGATATTTCGGCGCAACATAGGATGGTTTCGCCGGATGTTTCCAGGTGTGTTGGACGTTTGTTGCGAAAATGATCGACAAGACTTCCCGGTCGAACCACTTCTTCGTGTAGGCCTCGTATAGGCTCCCCCCATCGGGCATAAAGGGCCCTCCTTTCGT